GGCACAATAAATTCAGGCACATGGAACGGTTCAGTAATTGCAGGCCAATACGGCGGAACCGGTGTAAACAATCTTGGCAAAACCATCACACTGGCCGGTAATTTGGCCACCAGCGGTGCCAATGCCCTTACATTAACCACAATTGGTACAACCAATGTCACTCTGCCTACCACAGGTACACTGGCCACTCTTGCAGGCTCAGAAACACTGGCCAACAAGACTCTAACCACTCCAGTGATCAGCTCAGGCGGTGCCACATTCACAGGATCCACATCTGGCACAACAGTATTACAAGCAGCTGCCACAGCTTCGGGCACTGCCACATTGCCTGCTGCTGGTGGCACATTGATAACTGATTCATCTACTAATACTTTAACGAACAAAACATTCGACACAGCAGGCACAGGCAATGCCTTTTATATAAATGGTACGCAAATATCAGCAACGACAGGTTCTGGATCTGTGGTATTGGCTACCAGCCCAACCATCACAACACCAACCATTGCATCTATCAAAACCAATAATGGATTGGCCACATTAACTCTACCTACTTCAACAGATACACTGGTTGGAAGAGCGACCACTGATACTTTGAGCAATAAAACTTTATCCGCAGCCACTGCCACAGGCGGTATAACTCATCAAGGATCATCTTCTGGATCTACTGTATTACAGGCATCTGCCACAGCGTCTGGCACTCTAACTTTACCTGCAGAAACAGGCACGTTGATAACAGGTGCCACTACAGCCACTCTCACAAATAAAACTTACGATACTGCTGGCACTGGAAACGTATTGAAAATTAATGGAACTCAAATTTCTGCAGTCACAGGTTCTGGTTCGGTAGTATTGGCAACATCACCAACTCTAACCACCCCAAGTTTCTCTAGTATCGTTAACTCGGGTACACTTACATTGCCTACATCAACTGATACACTGGTTGGCCGAGCCACCACAGATACTCTCACAAATAAAACTTACGATACTGCTGGCACAGGCAACTCATTTAAAATAAATGGTACCGCAATTACAGATGTAACTGGATCAGGCAAAGTAGTTCTGAATACTGCTCCAACTATTTCTGCTCCAACTATATCGGGTCACCCAACAGTAGAAGGTGTCACGTCCACAGGCGCCACAGGTACTGGAAAATTTGTATTTGATACATCACCAACTATATCGGGTCACCCAACTGTGGAAGGTGTCACATCCACAGGTGCCACTGGTACTGGCAATTTTGTATTTGATACATCACCAACTATATCGGGTCACCCAACTGTGGAAGGTGTCACATCCACAGGTGCCACTGGTACTGGCAATTTTGTATTTGATACTGCACCCACAATCAGCGGAGCCACATTATCCGGCACAACGACATTATCTGGCACGACCAATTTCTCTGCTGGATCAAACTACAGTGCCAGTTTAAATTTAAAATCACAGAATGCTTTAAATTTTTATAGTTCCAACAATTCCAATTATGTAGGATTCACTGCACCTTCCACACTAACGTCCAACACCACTTGGGTGCTGCCGGCCACAGATGGCACGTCAGGACAGGTGTTGAGCACCGATGGTGCCGGTAACCTATCTTGGGCCACTGCAACATCGGGTGGAGGTGGATCGGTTATTGGGTTGATACAGTATGGATTTGGTGCGGCATCTTCCTCTGTCACTATTTCCACTTCAATAGGGGCCACTACGTCGGCTTATGTGGGCAACACCAGTGCCACACTGGACTATTTCCCTATTGGCACCTATGACTCTGCTTTCTACAATGTATACACAGTGGACAACATTAACTACACTGCTGGCATGGGCAATGTGTCGGTGTCCTATGACCCAACCAATAGTTTGAATAATCCTTATGCGGCCTCTGGTGGTATTGCATATTCCGCCGGTACAACTCCGCAGTTGCAATTCTCCGCGATTACGAATACGATCACCAATACCGTGAGCTTGCTTGCTCAAGGAGCCACCACCCAAAACTCGGCATCATATTTCAGGATCAACCTGGGAGTGAACACGCCGGAGGACGCTACGGCTGCACAGCTGACGAACATATCCGCCAACGTGGCGGAGGGCTCTGCCACCGTAATAGACACGAATACCTCTTTCGGTACTGCGAAAAATATTTCATCAACAGCCCAAAAATTAGTGGATCAATTTGCCGTGGGCGCCTTTGATTCGGCTTTCTACATAGTGACACACCGCGACGAGACCACAGGTCAGCTGGGTCAATCTATTGCCACACTGGTCACAGATGGCACCAACGTGGTGGTTTCTTCCATAGGGGGCGCGGAAACTGCGGCGAACGTTCCGTCCGCCCAGATATCTTTTGGTGGCACTCTGACAAGCGGCCAGGTAAGATTAACAGCGATTGGCGCTACCGCCAAAAACTCTGCCACCTATTACAGGATTGGATTAGGCACCAACACGACTTCAGCTTCCAACGGGGCCGTAACCACTTCTGTCGTTGGCAGCGTGGGCACCAGCAACACTCTGATCGACAGCTGGAGCTCGAGTTCATATAGGTCGGCGAAATATTTCATTTCCATCACACAAACAGATGGCCAGGTCAGTGCCATCCAGGCCATGGTTACCACCAAGGGCACGGATGTCTCGATCGCTTCCAGTTCGGAAGTCTACACCGGAGCAGGATCTATCATCACGCTGTCGGCCACTATGTCGGGCAGCACTGTGCAGGTGTATGCTGCAGCAGCACTGGCGGGGGCCACGGTCAAATTCTACAGGATTATATTATCTAGTTCGAACTCACAGACTGCATCCGCGGGCACTTACGCTGACGTGTTAGCCACACAGTTGGCTACCAACGCTTCCGGCACTTTTGACACGTTCTCAGCTGCCACCTATAATGGCATGTACTACCTGGTGTCCGTTTATGATTCCTACTCATCGCCGGTCGACGCGGAAATTATTGAGCTCTTCGTCACTACAGATGGCAGCGATGCATATCTCACTCAGAGGTCTGTCAACACTGGTGGGTCATCCACTTATGACATCACCTTCTCTGCGACCTATTCCAGTGGCACAGTCACTATCACATCAGTGGCCAATCAGGTAGGTATTACATATTTGAATGGTTACAGGATCAAACAGAATCTGCCTGCTGTAACCGGCACCTATTTTGATTCCTGGAGCGCCAGCACATACCGTGGCGCCAAGTACTATATATCAGTGAAGAGCACAATTACCAACCTGATAGAGAACATAGAAGCATTAGTAGTCACAGATGGTACCAGTGCCTGGGTGACCACTTATGAGGATCTCTACGTAGGAAGTAACCCATTAATAAACCTCTCTGCGACAGTGTTCAGTGGCAACGTGCAGGTGCAGACCAGTTCGGTTTCAGAGGCCTATTATACGGTTAGAGCCTACAGGGTGCTGCTGCAGCCCAGCGAGACTCCAACGACGGTCAACAGCTATCAGTCCATACTCGCTCCGGTTACTGTTGCTACGTCGGGCACCACAATAGATTCGTGGAGTTATGGCAGCACCTCTAACCATTATGGTGGAGCGACCTACATCGTTGTGTCGTCAGATTCAACCAACGGCGTGTACGCCATATCAGAGGTGCAGGTGGCCTGCGATGGCACCAATGTGGGAGTGGCGAGCAGCTATGTTTCTAGTGACAGCACCGGTACTTTGCAACCCACATTTGTTGCTACACTGTCTGGTACCACAGTAACTCTAAAAGCATTCAGCAACTCGGGTGGCAGCAGCACATTCAGCATGTATCGAGTGGCGCTGACAGTGCCAGTGGTGGTTTCAACAGCCACGATAGACAGTTTCAGCCCTACCGTGTATCGTGCTGCCAAATATTCAGTGGTTGTGGAAGGAACCGACATTAACGAGTTCAATTATATGGAATTAGGATTGATGCATGATGGCACCAATACCTACCTAAATACCTACGGTTGGATGACTTCTGGTACCACGTATGCTTACCCTGGATTGGTGACTTTTTCTGCAGCTATATCAGGCGGATTGGTAAAATTGCAGGCAGTTTCCAATGGTGAGAAAGACATCAAAGTTAACCTTGTAAGACAGATTATTGCTGTTTAAAACCACCCGTTTTACACCATTTAAACTGGTTTATACGCCTTATAATTGACAGATCTCGAAAGATATGTTATAAATACAGCTGACACAACAAAACACAAACACAAACACACACACAGAAAGGAGTTGCGTTATGTCAAAAACAACAACAAAAACTGGCTACGAAATTCGTGCCGATCTATTAGGTTTAGCAAAAGATATTGCTGAATTTAACTACACAATCAAACATGCTGAGTATGAAGCGAGCTTAAAGAAAGATGGTGACCAAGTGGTTGCTGAGTTCAAAGCTCCAATAGTTACTGCAGAGTCAATCATTGACACAGCGAAGAAATTCAATGACTTCGTTACCAATGGTTCAAACTACACAGAACAAGCTCAAGTGTTAATGGAAAATGTGAAAAAGTTCAACGATAAAGTTCAGGAAAGTTTTAAACCTGAAACTATTCAGAACAACCTAAAAGAATTTCAGAACAATGTTTCTAAATTCTACAGTGTTTTCACTAACGGCGTAAACAAACACTAATAAACGATCTAGTCAGTGGGCTTGGCAACAGGCCCACAGATAAAGAAAGGTGAGCATGTTCCCATACAATATATGTGAAAATCTTTGGTTGAGTAACCCAACTAAAAAAAGTAAAAAAACAAAAAACAAAAGAAGTTTTTTTGGATATGAAAATTTTGCTATCTATGATTTTGACATAGAAGGCAAACACGATCTTCTTGTGCAAAAACACAGAATCAATCTTCCTCGTTTAGATAAAATTACAGAACTCAGAAGAAAGAAAGATTTCTTTTCTGCTGTATCATTAGCAATAACATATTTTATTATATTAGGATTAACAGCAGCAGTGTTGTTATTACCATTACTACACTGGTTAGTATTCTAATTTTAGATAAGTACAATATGACTAATGTTCAGTTAATACCTAATGCAGGTAATTTTCAAGAATATAATTATGAGTGTGAATGGATGGAATGTTATTGGAATATAATCTACAAACAGGTAGATTTGGTCACTGCTTATTGGTATCCTTGGGTCAAAAGAAATTAAACTATAAGATCTAGAATAGTCTGTAATTTGCCTTTTATTGATCGATTATTAAGAGTGTTCCTCAAACCAGCGTGTAGATTTTTTGGCCAACATTCAAAAGCACACCAAGCATAACTGTTGTGTTCTTCATTTAATACTGGAAGGAATTCTTCATTAACACATACCACATAGGTGTGAAAGAAAAACTTTTGATCGTTACTGGTAAACAATTCCAATGGTATAACTTTTTTAAATTCTTTTGAATATCCTATCTCTTCTTGTATTTCTCTCTTTAATCCATCGAAGGCACTCTCAGTGTACCTCATTCGCCCGCCCACGAGTCCCCAAGTGCTGCGTGTTCGCTCATCGTTCCTTTGTAAGAATAGGAACCTTTTGGTATTAGTGGCGTAGAACAACGCTCCTGAACAAATTATATTATCCAACATTTAATTATTATAGCACAAGTGTCCACTTGCCAGCAATATAGATACCTTCGTAACTTTTTACCCAAGCAGTGCCGTTCCATCGATACTGTATGCCGGTATTGAGATTGGTCACATAAGGGATCGTACTGTCCACTGTGGCAGGTGACCATACCACAGTCCATTTACCGGTTGACACACTGTACTGTATGATATCATTGGCCTGTGCCACTAGATTGCCCCAGGCTGGTGTGGTATTACCTTCAGATCCGATATTATCAATCAAAAGATATCTGGTACCATCTGCGGGAGTGCCTGGATTGTAAGTTAAAGGGTTAATAATTTTGTCCACTGGTGCCAATGTACTGGATGGTATAGTATGAGAATCAATATTAAAGAGTAAAATAGTATCATCCAATGTGGTAGTAGCAATCGTACCCACCACTTCATATCCAGTATCCTGCATCAATTTAATCTGTGTTAATCCGTTGGTTACTTTTCCGTATTGTGATAGTAATACATTCCAGTTGATTGGTGGACCATATGTTTGGAATGGGTCTAGTGTGCTGTTTGCCACAGCACCAGTATAAAATCCATCTCCGCCTGTACCTGCGTTGTTTCCTGTGCTGCCTAACAATCTTAACTGATTGCCTTGTAATAATAAAGAAAAATTACCTGGAGAAACATAAGTGGTAGTGAGAAGATCTCCCTTGATAATATTATCGGCTATACCACCTTCATCATTGTACACACTCATGATAATTTTTTCTATTACTCCTAATTTAGAAATCTGTACAGGAGGTGACAGCCAAATCGGCATAAAAAAATTAATAGAAGCCACATCTATATCTATATTATCACCCACAGGTATGGTTCTAGAACTCCAACTTATATTGTCTAATTGTACATAACTTAAACTGGTCCAATCGATATAGTTGTCACTTTTTTGTATTTCAAAATCTGGATTAAAAAGATATAATATCTGCTCTAGGATTTGTAATTTCATATCAGTGTTTGTGGTATAAATGTCTGCAGTCACGTATAATTTAAAAGGACTTGTCATAATTTTATGGATGGTGTAGCCAGAACCCACGGTGGTATCGTATTCACCTGTGGTTGGATTTAAATTCCTTTCACGAAGATTTTGTGTTTCCACATAATAAGGATTTTGCATCCTTTCTCTGTCGTATTCTAAATTTTTAATATACGCAGCAATTTTTGGTGCACTCTGTAGAGCATTAGCACTGTTATTTCTGATAATATTAGCAACCTGTCGAGTCATATCGCCATAGGTTACTGGCACCTGTCTATAGGATGTTGTGCCATCAGCACCTTTGCCCAACTCAATAGAAAAATTACTCAATATTCTAACAAATTGAGTTAAAAATTTTCTAATTTGACCGTCGTAAAAATGAATCATTAGTTATCCGCCAGCGGTTTAAGAGCATTACTCAAAGATTGTCTCTGTTCTATGGTTAATCCGTTTTGTGTAAAAGTACTTGTGTTATTGATAAAACTTGTTTTGTATGTCTGTCTTGTGTCGTCGTTGGTCACAGTCATGCGTGTAGCATCTTGTATTTTAACCCACATATTGCCATCGTATCGGAATAATCTATTAGGCAGATAATCAGTTCTCAACCAATAATCTCCGGTTTTCACATTTGTTGTAGGAAAACTGTTGCCAAATCCAGCAGGGTATCCATTGGGTGGTGTGGTGTCTCCTCCACCATATCCTGTGTATGGATTACCTTGCGGAGAATCTAATACAGAATTAACAGTATCTTGTGTATTGCTCACAGTGTCCACAGTGTCATTTACAGAATTTAATCTTACATTGCCTCGAGAATCCACAGGAGTCACATAAAATTCTTTATAATTGTAACCAGATTTTGGATCATCTAATTGTGCTTGATTGACCACAGCATCATTAATTTGTTTCTCAGCATTGTAGGTACTCATATAACTGGCCAAACTGCCTGCTTTGGTAGGATCGCCTAGAATGTCTCGAAACTCTTGACTGTCCACTAGAGTTTTTAATTTTAATCTATAAAGATGTGGCCAGTATGTGGGAGAGAACCCTTCTGCTGCTCTGTTAACATCTTCCACTACATAGAAACTCTTTAATGCTATAGGTATAGAAGCATCTAGTGAGTATTCATCTTTTAAATTGGGAAATTCTATAACATCACCACTCATGGGCTTTCTGCCTATTCTTTCCACAGTGTCGTTCAGGTGCACTGTTAAGAATAATGTGTCATTTTGTAGGAACATACCAAATTGGCTGAGATTAAAATCAGTATCTTGCACATTATAGATACCACGTATGATGTAGATATTGGGTTCATATTTTCGATCTCTATTTTCTAGGAATAATAGATCTTGTATAGTGCGCTCGTTGGTCACACCATCATAATTGGGCTGTGAGGGACTTGCTGGCCCATCCTTATTCACAGCACCTTGATCATAAGGACCAATGTATTTGTGGTAGAAAATGTCCACTCCGCCCACTTGGAACATCTCATTAATAGTGCGATCAAGAAACTTATAATCGTTGCCTTTTTCTGGCTTGTAAATTGATAATCTCGGCATACTACCTATATTTATGGAAAAGGTCATAGCCATAAATATCCATATGTCAGAGCTACAAAAAGGACAACAAGAGATATTCGATTTCGTCAAAAACAACCTAGGTGATGGTATGATTGACGTGGAATTAGACCCAAAACATTACGAAACTGCACTACAAAGAGCAATAAATCGTTATAGACAAAGATCCAGCAATGCAGTGGAAGAAAGTTATGCTTTTTTAACACTGGTGCAAGATCAAAACACCTATATTCTACCAGACGAAATTATCAATGTGCGTGAGGTGAACAGAGCCACAGTGGGCAGCAGAAATGACGGCAACGGCGGTACACTGTTTGAACCATTCAATCTGGCCTATACCAACACCTATCTATTAAACGTGGGTGCTACTGGTGGTCTAGCCACCTATTTTGCTTTTGCCAATTATCAGTACATGGTGGGTAAAATGTTTGGAACTTTTATACAATATCATTACGACAACGCTACCAAGGCACTGACCATTACCCAAAGACCCAGAGTGGATGCTGAAACAGTTCTTTTACACACAGACAATTACAGACCCGATATAACCCTATTCAGAGACACATACAGCAAACCTTGGATACAGAATTATACTCTGGCAGTTTGTAAAGTCATGCTGGGAGAAGCTCGAGGAAAATTTTCCACAATCAATGGACCGCAAGGTGGTACCACACTAAATGGTGAATCATTAAAAAGTGAAGGTGTGCAAGAAATGGAAAAACTAGACCAAGAAATAAATCTTTATTCAGACGGCGGCACTCCATTGAGTTTTACTATCGGTTAATTCTTTAAAACTCTAGATTAAATAAATCTGATTATGGCAAACTTAGGCATCAAGAAAATAGCAGATTTATCTATCGACGAATTGGAAGATTTGGTTACATCTTTGGAAAATATGAGTCGAGTTGCAGATCGAAAAGAAATGCGAGATCAGATATTAAAAATGGTCCAAACAGCTCAAGAAGAGATTGCGAAAAGAATCAAAAACTGTTAATATAATCCTATGTTGATAGGATTGGTAGGCCTAATAGGATCAGGCAAGGATACTGTTGCGGAAAGACTAGTGATGCTGCATGGTTTTCGCAAAGACAGTTTTGCGAAATCATTGAAAGATTCGGTCAGCAGCATATTTGGTTGGGATCGACATCTGGTAGAAGGAGCCACCAAAGAGAGCAGGATCTGGAGAGAGCAACCAGACCCCTACTGGAGCAAAAAATTCAATAAACCCATAACTCCGCGTTATATTATGCAGTATTGGGGTACGGAAATTATGCGTGGACATCTTCACGATAATATTTGGATAGATTCATTCTCGGCTCGTTACGATGGCGGTGATGTGGTTATTAGTGATACTCGTTTTATTAATGAAATTGATACTATTAGACAATTAAAAGGCAAGATAATATTGGTACGAAGGGGCACAATACCTTCCAGAGAAGAAATGCAGAAGAAAGGTGTGCATCAGAGCGAATGGGATTGGATTGGACAGACTTTTGATTATGAGATAGACAATACGGGCTCTTTACAAGACTTAAACGAGCGAGTAGACAGTATGATTATTGATCTGCTTCAAGATCGCCGATAATCCACCCTAGATCCTGGGTGCTTTTTAGACGCTGACAATTAGCACATATAGTTTTTAAATTGTAGACAGATACATTATTTCGATTTCCATCCACGTGGTACACATCTAATTGTGCGGTATTAGTGGCTCGAAATCCACATAATTCGCAGCGGTTTTTTTTACGATAACCCGACGAGAACCAGCGTGTGGGACCACCAATATTCAATTTTTTTTGTTGTCTTATACAGGTATCACAGCGACTGCGCCAGTATATTTTTTGGTCTTTTTTGTAGCCATATGCTCTAGGTTTTTGGCGGCATTCCTTGCATAAAGGTCTTTTCATAGCAGTATTTACGTGCCCTATATAGGCACCAAAAATATTGATAATAAGCCGTAAAAACCGTGCTGAACAATAAATAAGTCTAGTTATACTTGCAAGGAGAAAACAAAATGGCATTAACATCACCAGGTGTAGAAATAGACGTAATAAATGAGAGTTTTTATGTACCAGCAGGTACAGGGTCAACTCCGCTAATCATAGTAACATCAGCACAAGACAAACAAAATGGATCAGGCACAGGCATCGCTCCTGGCACACAATCTGCCAATGCAGGCACGGCTTATCTAGTAACATCACAGAGAGATTTAACAACAACTTTTGGTACTCCAACTTTTTATACAGATTCAGGTAATAATCCATTGAATGGATATGAGTTAAATGAATACGGATTGCAAGCCGCATACTCATTCTTGGGAGTGGCCAATCAGGCTTATATATTGAGAGCGAATATCGATCTATCACAATTAACAGGCAGCGCTCTAGAGCCAACATCACCAGTGGCAAACGGTACTTATTGGTTTGATCTTTCTAGCACTCAGTGGGGGATTAAAGAGTGGAATCAATCCACACAATCATTTACAAATATTACTCCAACTATTATTACAGATGTAAATCAATTGGTGGGTGGAGTTTCTACAGGAGCTCCTTTATCGGGTATTGGTGCATCAGGCAACTATGCCATTAATACTACTAGTGTGAGAAATTCACTCTATCGTAAAAATACCGCAGGTGTATGGCACCAAGTGGGTAGCGCAGATTGGAAGAATGACATTGCTGCTCAATACAGCGACAGTAGTTCTAAGGTATTTCTTTATCAATCCTACAATTTTCAGAGACCGTTATTTGAGACCAATGAGTTAAATGCCAGCACAGGATCTGTATGGGTATTACAAAACACTGCAAATGGATACTCACCAAGCATAAAATTATATAATGAATCAACCGGCACATGGGTTCAACAAACTGTTCAAAGAAGTGGTGGTGAACCTTATAGTTTAGCATTTGAAATGCGAGCTGGCACTTTATCAGTAGGAGCAATAGTTGCTGGTTATAACACCGATCAAATCGGTGTTGCAGAAACGCAATTTTTTAGATTTGAAGGTGGAGCGACCACTATAACTTCAGCTAATACCACGCCATCATTTACCAGCACACAATCAATAAAGGTAAGAGAATCTTTAGATAATAATACTCAATGGAGTTCTCCTGTGACTGTAACAATTACTGGCACAGATGCTAATGCTTTTGCCACTGCTTTTAATAGTGCAGGATTTCAAAATCTATTGGCCACTGTTACTGCATCTGGTGCTATATCAATCACTCACGATGGTGGGGGCAGCTTTGAAATGGGTGATCTTTCTGGTGGTACAGTATTAAACAATGCTGGTTTTGGAACTGCTAATGCTAGTAACTATGGAGGATATGATTCTTCAAAAATTCCAAATTTATATCTAGCGCCTGCAGGTCATCAAACAGGCGGTTTTTCTGTAATTGCCAGCAATTGGAAAAGATTGAGCTATGTAGCTTCTTACTCTGCTCCAACCAACGAGGCCATCGACGGTACTCTATGGTACGACACCAATTTAGAAGCTGATGTTATGGTACGTGGTTCTGCTGGATGGCAGGGATATCGATCAGTATATTCAGCGACAGATCCAAACGGTCCACAATTCTCTGCCACAGCACCTACCACACAATCGGGTGGTTCAAGTTTGGTGAACAATGACCTATGGATTGACACCAGTGATTTAGAAAATTATCCCATGATCAATGTCTACAACACTGCCAATGGTGGTAGTTGGACATTGTTGGACAACACAGACCAAGCCACCCAAAATGGTGTGTTGTTTGCTGATGCTCGTTGGAGTGGTGCCGGCGATGATGTACAACCAGACACCATCAAAAATTTATTGACTTATGATTACACGGATCCAGACGCTCCAAATTATCAAGTATATCCACAAGGTATATTGCTGTTCAATCTTAGAAGATCTGGCAACAACGTTAAAAAAATGAATAGAAACTATATCACTACTGCAAAATACGGTGCAGGAGTTAGTGGTTACAATCCAGACAGATGGGTTTCCGTCAGTGCTAACCAATCTACAGGTGCTGGCACCTTTGGAAGGAAAGCAGTGAGATCAGTGATCGTGGCTCAACTTAAATCTGAGATTGATACTAACCAAGCGATCAGAGAAGATCAAAGAGGTTTCAACATAATTGCATGTCCTGGCTACCCAGAGGCAATTGCCAATATGTTGAATCTAAATGTAGACAGAAAAGACACTGCTTTCGTTATTGGTGATTCACCATTAAGATTAGCAGCCAATGCCACAGCAATCACCAACTGGGCAAACAATTCGGCTGGTGCTACAGACAACAGCGAGGCTGGATTGGTTTCATCTGATGATTACCTAGGAATTTTCTATCCTGCAGGAAGCACCACAGACAACAGCGGTAACGCTATTGTAGTACCAGCAAGTCATATGATATTGCGAGTATTTGCAAATAATGACAATGTGGCATACCCATGGTTTGCTCCAGCTGGCACAAGAAGAGGTATCGTAGATAATGCCACTGCAGTAGGATATATCGATGCTCAATCGGGAGAGTTCCAACAAGTATCTTTATCAGAAGGTATCAGAGATGCAATGTTTACAGCACAGATTAACCCAATCACATTCTTCTCTGGGATAGGATTATTAAACTATGGTAACCAAACCAAAACATCAATCAGTTCAGCACTGGACAGGATCAATGTTGCAAGATTGGTTGTGTATTTGAGAACACAACTGGACATACTGGCAAAACCATTTATATTTGAACCTAATGACACTCTGACAAGAAATGAAATTTCTAACACAATACAATCGTTCTTATTAGAATTAGTGGGGCAACGAGCTCTATACGATTTCTTAGTGGTGTGTGATACTACCAACAACACTCCTACAACTATAGATCAGAATGAGCTGTATGTTGACATAGCAATTTCACCAGTGAAATCA